TGTGGCCCTTTACGCGTATTTTAATCTCCTATTACATTTTTCTCTATAGCATAAAATCCCACTCATAGTTAAGTAGGATTTATTATTGTTATTTATATTATATTTTTAATTTCTTTAAACTCTTTAAACTCTTTGAATTGTTCTTTAGTGTTGTTACCATATCCATATGTTTTATGAAAGTCTATATGGCACTCTTTGCATAATGTAACTAAGTTATCAAGATTAAATCTCTTATCTTCATTATCTACGAAACTATCTAAGTGATGAGCATTTAGATTTCTGCTTCCTTTACCGCAGATGTTACATTTGTAACCATCTCTCTTGTATGTCTTTCTTCTTATTTTCTTTGCTTCATCAGAACCTCTTTGAAATCTATTTTTATTTCTCTGTTCATCTGTTAGCTCGTGATTGTATGCAGGGTTGTTTTTACCTTTATTACTTAAACCTAATTGGGTAACGTGTTCTACCGCTTTACAACTGCATGATGTCGCCCTACCTCTAACCAAAGAGGATGCTACCGTTTCTATGACATTACCGCAATCGCATTCGCACAACCAAACTCTGCCTTGTCCTTCTCTCTTCCCGATAGGCTTAATTACTTTCAATCTTCCAAATCTTTTTCCAGTTAAGTCATAACCGCTCTCGCTTTGTCTTCTGCTTGTCAATTCTCTATTTATGCACCCACACGATTTACTATGGCCACCACTTAAACTGCTCTTTTTAACTTCTATTACACTCCCGCATTCACACTTACATTTCCAATAAGCATCTCCACTTGGACTACGTCTATCTGTTAATTCAATAGCTGTTAATCTTCCGAACTTTTGACCTTTGATATCGTGCGGAGTATTTAGTTCGGCTCTTCTGCAACCACAAGAGACTACATCTCCAGACCTTAAAGAAGTTGTCCTTGCTACTTTCATGTTTCCACAATCGCATTTACACAACCACCATACGTCATTGTTGCTATTTTCTGTTCTTGCCACTATTACTAATCTACCAAACCTTTCGCCTATGATGTTCTTAGCTCTTCCTACAGGTATTATTTTATATTCTTCCAAAATCTCCACCCCTTTACACTTCTACTTATATTATATCATCTACTACTTGTAGTTGCAAGTATAAGCATTATAAGTTATAATAATCTTGGAGGTGATAGATATGAGTAGAGGTCTAAGGAATAGAACTCCAATATCCAATGCAGTCGATACAGTTTTATTTGAACAATTGAAACAACTATCTAAAGATACAATGATACCAATGTCTAAGTTACTCGATAGAGGTATTGAGTTGGTATTAAAGGAGTATGATAAGTCTGCTAAATAGCAGGCTTATTTTTCTGCTCTATATGTTGCCCAGTTAATGCTTTGTGGTAAATTCCTATTGCCCAATACAATTGGTTCAAATATTTTTTTCTCTTTAAATATCTTATCTGACTTCTGACGATTACAAGAAAGATGGGCCAGCTGGAGATTAGACAAATCTGATGGATGCCCGCTAATTCCATTCTTTCCATTTACAGGTATGATGTGGTCTATTGTAGCACTCATGGGATGAGGGTACTTTAAACTCATGTCTACAGGCTTACCGCATATGCCACATATATTTTGGGTCGCTAGTATACGTTTCTTATTCCTTTCGTAATTAGCGCGGTGTGCCCCTTTCTTATCTGGTCTTGTGTTGTAATTCATTCGATCACTCCATATAAAAAGACACCCTTTCGGATGCCTCGTGTTAATTATTCGTTCTACTTTTTAGATTTTATATCAAAGTGAATGAGGATTTATCTTAACTTCCACACTTATATTATCTCACAAAGTAATGTCACTTGGTCACAGCGTTTGTGCCGGTCTCAAATTCCAATGCTCTTAATGCATCCTCCAGTGCTTCAATCTTGCTCCAATTGCCAGTAACTATCTCATGGTCGATAATTCGATTTATGATTCGGATAGCTTCTTCATTGTTCATCCTTATCCTCCATTTTCCATCTGCCTTGCTAAGTTTAGATTATTAGATTGTACTTTATCTAATTATCCAATATATATAATATCATTGTATTATTAAAAAGTCAAGTATATTTTTGAGTATCGTCGGTGAATTCTTAAGGCTTATTGAGTTCAGCTGATATTGTTTTTACCCTCTGGTAAGACAGCCCGATTTCCATGGCGATATCTTTAAGCGGCATGCCAACCGTATCGCGAAGATATCTGACCTTTGTTTTGCTGGAGTTTGCTACCAGAACAATATCAAAGATGTCGGTCAGACATCGGTTAATGTCTGACAACTCTGCCTGAGCTTCTGAAATATCATAGTTGACATTCAGGAGCTCTTCCAACACCGTTTCGGCGCACTGGCCAGACGATCCGTGGATGTTGTCGTAATCGGTGTAAGACGTCCCGCTCCCCAATCCCGATGGCCCAGCATTGCGCAGAATGCGTTCACGTTTTCGCTGCAGTCGGTCGAGGCGCTGCTCTGCCACTTGCTTGTCTGTTAGATAGTCGTTAGATCTCATGTCTGTTAATGCTCCTTTCGGACGCCGTCCGAGACAACGCCTGTTCGGTAAGCATTACCGCCGCTTCTTCGGAATCCATATTGGCGTCCAACATTTCTTTAAGTCTTCCGATTGCTTGTGCGTTTGTCATTTTATATTCCCACCCTTGTCTGCTCTTTATAGAAATCTCGTATTTCGTCTAGTCCCAAAATATCCGCCATCTTGACAGCTCGATCTGTCGGGATTCCGATTTCTCCGTTTTCGTATCGTCTGTACTTCGAATCGCTTATCTTCGTTTTAACGCTCATCGTCTTTATGGATATTTTTTGTTCGACTCGCGCTCGCTTGAGGCTCTTCGCTACATCCTTATCGATGACCGCAAACTTTTTGACAGGGATCTTTGGGAATGTTCGCTTTTCGCGTGTTGGTATATACTTGTCGCAGTTCTCAACGTCGCACCCTCTGGAGTGTCCAGTGTCAAGAATGTAATTACACAGCATTGTAGACCTTGTTGAGATAACAACCAAATGTCCACACGTCCTGCACTTTTCGTTATTGCACAAATACGGTCCTCTGTTAATACATGAAGGTTTATTCAAATTATCGTCCTTTCACATTTTAAATATTTAATTATTAATTATTTAAAATGTCCCATAATGTCCCAACGTGTCCCAAATGATTGGGACATTTTAAATGGCTTAACCATGCGGGTTACAGCCGTTATTTTTAAGATGTCCCAATGTCCCAATAAAAAACAGCTTTCTATATAGGCAAAAATATTATTTTTTGATAATTTAATTATTTTTTTATTTTTACGTATATATATGTCCCCTCGCGAAAACATGGGACATTGGGACATTTATTTTTAAATGTTCTCAAACTCACTGTTAATGCGGGTTTGCGGGCTTAAAAAGTGTCCCAAAGCTTTGGGACAAATTGGGACAATTGGGCAGAATCTTGGGACATTTCCAAAAGTTGTCAACAAATTTATATATTTTAGTCAACAATTTCCTCAAAATCGTCTAACGGATCCGAATATTTAAGAGCCAAAGCCCAGACCGGTTTGGACGATCCGTTTCCGTTTATCCGCTTGCGCTTGTACGGTCTGTCCGGGCTGCATACAATTTTATCGTGCAATTTTGCCCATGCAGTAAACGCTTGAGCTGAGAAGTTGCCATCCTTGCACAGTTTTTCAAAAACATTTTTTATAATGTAGACCATGTTATCAGCCGGGCCATTCTCGTCCGTATCGATCCGCCCCCAGACTTCCAGTGGCGTTTCTGCAAATTTGTTATTGGCTTTTACGAATCGGTTTTCATTGGCCGCTACTTTTTCGTACAGATATTCAAGACATTTTTCGTTTTCCGAAACATCCGTCGTGTTTTTTATATACGGAGCAATTTCTTCGGTTGTCAGCGATGCGCCATCATGAAAAACGGTAGCATCCATAATTTGATCAGCTAGAATAATCGCGCTCCATGAATGGCATTGCTTTTGTAAGGCATCCGGATTCTCCGATACCAGCTTTTTAAAAAAATAATCTTGCTGGAATTTTAATTCTTTTTTTCCGATTTTCTTGAGTTCATCAACAAAAATCCTTCCGCCGAAACCATAATTTTCTTTGAAGAATTCGGCCGCTTCGTGCCCATCCTCAAACAGCTTGCCCGGATCGCACTCAACTTCAAGTACCCGGTTGATTGCCCCACCTGGCGCTTGGTCCGTAACGAGCGGATGTTCACCGTTCGTAATCGTGCAGTTTGTCCAATTGTTTGTCCGCCGTAGTCCAAGGTCTTGGTTCGATCGATCCTTCCCAGTCCCGGAACACAGCGTGTAGACCAATTCGTCCATGTTTTCTTGGATTCTTTTGGACACTTTTGAACTATCGTCCAAAAACAACGGCAAATTGTTATCCGTATCTGCTCTCGTCTCGATCGCGACGGTCGTTGTCGAAAAGTCTCCAAGGTATCCTCCGTCCTTGTCCGGGTTGCCCCAGACGCTAGCAGCCATCATGAGCGTTACTGTTTTTCCACCTTCGGTTTGGCCGTGGATATTGAGCACATATGGGAGCAAATTGCAAACCGACAGTAGCACGCTCGAAAAGGACGCGGCCAGCGCGATCCGCGGTTCGATCCGGCCCGACCGAATAGTCTTTATTTTTTCGACCCATGCTTCTTTGTCGCCATGTTCCGAAATGCTGGCGAACAGATTTCTAAATTTTTCAGCTCCGTCAAACGTTATGCTCGTGTCGTACGGGACGAATTGCATGACGTCGCCACTTTTTATCCATCCGAGTTTTGACGTCGACACCTTTGTCTGAATTGTGCTAGTGTTATTTGATTCCAGATCAGCGAAATATTTGACAAACTCTCTCGCATTGTTTGTGTTAACCGCCAGACCGGTATCCGCCAGACCAACGATTTTGGCGTTGCTGGCGATGACGCTCCGGTTGGGCGTTATCTCGACCCACTGGTTTTTTCGTCTGGCAAATGCGATCCGGACTTTTTCCTCCCCGGTTTCGGCATTCTTAAAAAAACTTAAAATCGTAACCGGCTGATGGCAGATCCGTTGGAACCCATTGGCCGTCGATAAAAAAATCCCGTTTTGGCTTGTCTTCCAACCGGCCCCGCAATAGAGCGGCGTGTACTTTGGCTTTTCTTTGCCAAAAAAGTGTTGTAACTGCCCGCGGTCCTCAATCTCTCCAGTTTCTTCAAGAATCCTCTCCTGTCTGTCGCGTTCCGCTTTTTTGTATTGCTTATCAAAAAGTTTATACAACTTTATGAACTCTGTTTTTTTTCTAAGTTTTTCGGCTTTTCCACAAAACGCGATGTATTCGCGTTCTCTGCTAACGTCATCCAGCCCGAAAAGATAATTGAAGACCGCATCGCTGAAGATGTTTTCGGAAGTCGCTTCGTCTGGCGTTATTTTGTCAATTTCAAAATTGTCCATTTTAGGCCTCCGCAATGTATTCTTGTACGCTTATTTTTTGCAGCGCTTCGACAAATTCCGGCGCCAATTCGTCCAACTCAGATTTTGGCGCATATCGGATCGCGTTGCCGTCCAGCCTTGCAAGCTCAAGACGTTTCGCATAGTCTGCTTTTTTCTTGTTGGCCTCTTGGATTTTGCGCTTCTCGGCTTCAAGCGCGCGGTTCCTAAGAGATTGCTGCCGGACAATATTGACCGGCTTGTCCGGGTCATCTTCCCACAGCCGAAACATGCGATTGATTTCCCGAAGTGCGTCCTCGAAACCGCAATGCAAATACTGTTCGGCAAACGACACGACGCCGCCTTTTGCGCCACAAGCAAAGCAGTGGAAGACGCGGTCTTTGAATGCAAAACTTCCTTCATTCGCACCGTTGTGGATCGGGCACTTGATTCGCCCGTGCCGCGCGTTGCCGTCCAGCCCAAACGCGCATAACAGTTCGGGCATCGTGACAGTCGCCTTCGCGATATCTGCCTTTTCTTTTGTTGTCAATCTTGCCCTCATGTTCCATCGCCTTCCAATAATTCCAATATTTTTCGCCCGCTTTCTTGAGGCGTGCAAAATTCAAACCGAACTCCGTATCGTTTGGCAAACGTGTCGAGCGTTTTGTAGAGCGTTATGCCTTTCACTTTTCCGAACTTATTTTTCCAATCTTTTGCGTCCTCGATTGATTTTGCTTTCTTGTCGATAATTAAAAAAATCAATTCGGTTCCAATTTCTCGAGATTTAATAATTTCACGCTTTACTCTTTCACGGTCGCCGCTGCAAAAATTGCCAACGACCTCTTCAAAACCTTTTTTTGTGTCGACCACCCGGCGTGCTGGGAGCGCATAGTCGCCAACGGCCAGCTTGGACCGGACGACCTGCACCCCATTTTCTGCAAAATATTTATGAGATTCTTTGTATTTGCCTTTCTGCTGCCGGGTATCTTCGATAATAGCCGCCATCAGAATGGCAAGTCCGAATCGTCTGTGTCGGTGACGTCAACAAACCCGTCAATTTCCGGCTTGTTATAATCGTTTATTTTTAGTTCCGGAATCTTGAAATCGCCTTTGCGGATTTTGTCCAGACTCCTAAATGACGCGACCCGAATGCGCGTTCTTTTCTGCCCGTTTCCGTTCCAATACTGTTCGTGTCCGATGACCATGCCGACTTTTTTGTTGATCAATTCTGAAGGATCGCTAAAAGTGTTGGCCGTGAATCCATCGTTGCTATTTTCGACGGCGGTCAACATCGCTTTAAAAAATGGCAAGGCTTTTTGTTTGTACGACTTGATCGTCGACCCCGGCCACCAATCTAGACCGGCGCATGAGTTAACGAAGAAATCTTTTTGCGGACCGGCACAAATATCAAATTCCAATTCTAAGTATTCCTTTTCCTCGTTGTCATCAACTCTTAAAATCTGGCACTCATATCCTCCAGCTGGTAATAATTCAAACTCGTTGGCTTCCTGCACGTCGTTCCAATTAATTTTTTTCATCGTTTTCCTCCTAAATTTCGTAGTATTCGCGGATCGCGGAATCGACCGCCGCTAGATCGTTGGGAATCTTTTCTTCAAGCATATCTTCCGGGCTTTTTGCCGTCGTTGTCCCGTCTGATTGCGTAACAAAATAGTGTTTTTTGTCTTCTATTGTTGCGAGTAACACGATATTAAAGCAACCCTCTACTGTCAGTTGGTTGTCCAGCATTTTTCCGCACGTTTTGGCCTTCACCTCTCCGGTATTGCTATCCGTTTCGGTGTGGTGCAAAAAATAAACAATCACATCGCCCGGAACTTGCGCGTTGATGAAGTGGATTAAATCCCGGAATTTTTTTGCCATATCTGTGAATTTTCCATAACCGGTGACTTTGGCCTTGTCGAACATATCGTTGGCCATCAAGTATTGCGAGTCATCGATAATGTAAGTCTTCAGCTTTGGCGCGCTGAGAGCCTTAATTATCATCGTATACGTTGCGTTGGCTGCTACGTGAAACTTTTTGCGAAACGGAAGCCGGCTTTTTTCGACTGAAAATATTCCAACCGATTCGGGATCCATCTCTTTGATCGAGAAGGTCTTGCCAGATCCACTCTTGCCCATAATTAAAACGGGTAATCCCATTCTTAAACAGCCTCCTTATTTAATCTGCAAATTTTGATAATCTTGCAGGTCGGCGCCGTCAATAATCACGCCGTTTTTCAATTCGTCCTTCAGCTTAATTTTGTCCAGAGTCACAGTCGTTTTTGTTTTGGCGTACTCTGGGTATTTTTGGATGATTTCTTGTTCGCACGGAACGACCAGCCGAGTTGATTTTCTAAACGATATCGCATTGCGGTTGGTAACCATCTTCCTGCAACCGGCCTGTCTCATCGAGCCGGCTAAAATGATTTTTAGCCATTCGATTTTAGATTCAATCGCCTTTCTCCTCTTGGCCATTTCTGCTTCTTCAGCTTTCATTGCGGTGGCCGTTGCCCTTAAGTTTTTAATCAGGCAGGCCATGTTGTCTGCTTTTGTGTTAAACTTTTCGGCAATGTGATCCAGCGCGCTTTGCGCTTCCACCGCCGTTTCGGCATCCTCTACGGCGTCCGAATAGCACCTCGCAATCTCAAATAATTCACTCATTATTTTTTTTCCTTTCTGTAATTCTTAATTTCCACATCCGAATAGATTTGCGACACCAGAACTTCTTTTCTCCCGACGGTCGCATAGCTAAAAGTTGGGATCGCTGAGTTCCGCCCAAAAATGTCGCTGGAATTCTGCAATTCCGATACGCCGCGCCTCAATTCAACGATCATTTCAGGTTCGCCGCCTTTTGGAAAGTTGATTTTGATGGTCCGGACGTTGATCGGCGAGTCCGGTTTGTTGAGCGCCGCATAATCCAGAACGTCTGAAAGTAGATTGATAAAATATTCAAATTTTTTAGCGTCCATTTTTTAAGGCGCTTTCTGGGGCAAGCCCCAACTCTATTTCTTTACGCAAAACAATTTCCTTGTAGACTGCATCCAATTCGTCCCTGTTCATGACAATGCAGGCGAATTGCTTCAAGAATGTCTTTGGCGAAATAATGCAGCGCTGCGTGCTGCAGTAGTCGATGTAGGCCATTCGATCCACCGCCTTTGCTTTTTCGATTGTCATTCTCGCTGGGCACTGGTCCGGCTCGTTGTCGATGAACTTGAGCGCCCTGCAATTGTTAAGCATGCTCTCGAAAAAGTTCCCGCACGTTTTACAGTCACATTGTTTAATCATCGGTCATCCCTCCGATCTGCCGCGCGTGCATTTTTTTAAGCCGCTTATTTTTGATCCCATACGCCCTATAATACCGTTGTTTAAATTCCATGTTTTCCATCTCTTCCCTTTCCATAATTTCCTGATCGGATCGAGCGTCAACAAACTCTCCCGCTTTTCCAAAACTTATCCGCTTCACGATTTGCCCCCCCCCTCCTGATTTTTTAAATTGTGCTCACAAAATCCATCCTGAATCGTTTCGACGTACCGGCACGCGTCCCCGCACGCCGAAACGTGTCTGCAATTGGCGCAACATCCGTGGCGGTCGCCCGCCGTGTTGTACGGGCGTTCGATTTCAGCGCAATAAATCATCTTGGCACCTTAAGCATGTCCCTAAACGCCAGAACTCCAATCGATAAGATTGGGAGCGCCCACTCTCCACCAATCGCCGAAACAGGGCGGGAGCAGCAAACAATTGTTGCAATTGCAAACCCAAAAGCTGTGGCCGCAAAATATTTTACTTTTCGTGTGCTCATCTCATTCTCCTTCAATATTTTTATAATTTTTATAGGCGATTTTAATTTTAAAGCTGTTACCGTTCCCGTCCACACCGGATAGATAGGGTTCCCCGTGGATGCTTTCCAGCACCTGGTTTGCGATCCATCTGTCATTGTTTTTGTTTTCTAGAATGGTGTCGCCAGTCGACCCCTCGAACACGTCCCAATCGTCTGGGATGTCAAATTCCACTCGATCCGACACTGTACAATCTGCCGGGATGCCGCCGATTGTGAAAACCGGTTGCTTTTCGTGTGCCAACATTCCATAATTTGCAAATCCTTTAACCTTCATTTTCGGTTCCTCCAATTTTTATATTTCCCACTTTTTACCCTTAGATCAACATTTTTTTCATTTTTGTCGATCATCCAATCTCTACCAATTTTAACTGCTGTTTTGTATCCACCGCGTGCCGCCTTTCGACGGCAATAGCGTGGATTAAGACCGTTCATTTTTGTCCACTGTGTTAGCGGGATAAGATTGTTGTCCAATTATTCCTCCCATATTGTTTTATCTTTCTCCCCGTGTAGCCGGTAGGTCAGCTTAATTTGTTTAAAATGCGGATTTTGTCGTGTATCCCAAAATTAATGTTTCTTCATCCACCGGATCGTCTTGTTTCCATCCGAGGACGATCGCAAGCGCACGTTCAAACCGTTCATTTTGGTCTATGTTATTGTTAGATTTAAACGCTGTTAAAATCTTTTTCTTTAGCTCCCCGCTCGTTTTCGCAGCGAGCAACGGATTAATCTTATTGTAATGCCGTCCTGCCGGTGCTTGCTTTAATATGTACCGGGCTACTTGCCCGGCTGTAAAGTAAAACATTTCTGTCGTTTCCAATCTTGGTAATTCTTTTCCAAGTTCTTTGTCCAATTTTTCGTAGTAATTATTCATTGTCTTCATCTTTCTGGTGTTTTGGACTTTTCCTTGTCTCTCTCTTTATCTTTAAGTATATTATATACCCCTAGAGGGGGAATGTCAATAGTTTTTTATATTTTTTTTAAAAATTATTGAACTTTTTACCTAAAATTATGAGTTGCCCCTATTTGCTAAAAACTTCTTTTATAAACTCTTCTGTATAATCGCAGAATTTTTCTTTTACATTATAAGTATTCCAATATAGGTCTTCTGGAACATTAAAAGCAAATTTATAAAAATCTCTAAGACTTAAAGAGTACATAACGTCGGACTCTTCTGTAACTTCAACTACATCCTCTTCAACGATTCCGTAGCCCACGTGATCCCCAACAAACAGGACCACATCTGTTTTGTCTAAATCCTGTCCGTCGATTGCCAAGTATTCTAGCAGCTGCCAAGGGTTATCGTAGCAGGAGCACCCTTCTTCTTCAAATTCGGGTTCTTCACCTTCAAAAATTCTTTCGTTGGATTTGTGTCCCACGGGGATTAATCCGTTGTGATGGGAGCCTTGGTATCTCCAATAACAAGACCCTTCTTCTGCTATTTCTAATAATAAATCGTGTACTTCTTGGCTATATTCTAATCTTTTCATTTTTTTATCTTTCTGGTGTTTTGGACTTTTCCTTGTCTCTCTCTTTATCTTTAAGTATATTATATACCCATAGAGGGCAAATGTCAAGTGTTTTTAAGATTATTTTTTTTATTTTTTGCAATAAAAAAGCCCCCAGCCGAAGCTAGGGGGATGTGGAATATGGTTCGGTTTTAAAATAGTCGTACTATTTTCCAACTTATTTAAATACACCTAGTGTTATTGTTCTGTGTAGTCCTTCCTTTCTTTCAATGTCCTGTCTGCTCTGGCGGATGGGGTTGTATCGTTCCGTTTCTTCTATATTATATAATACACAAAATTAATCAAGGGGCTTTAAGCCGCTTTCTTTTCGATTTTTATCTGCACGGCTTCCATGCGCAGGCCTTTGCCGGTCGTACCGGCGATCGTGCCGTCGGAAACCCAATCCATCCAGCCAATTCCTTGGACGTGGGCACGGTAGGTAATGGTGTACCGATCCGCCTTTTCGCCTTCCAATGTAAGCTTGATCGCTTCCAGTCGTTTCGACTGTGTAATCGTCCCGACTGCCTGGTCCTGGTTAATGGTATGCATCCATCCGTAATCCTCAACATGGCCTTGCAGTTTGACCATAATCCCATCAATACAGGACCGCACTGCTAGAGCCTCTAGTCGTAACCCCTTGCCCGTGGTACCAGCCGTTTCACCCTCGCCCACGGTATCCAGCCAGCCAAAATTTTGAACGTGCGCCTTACTGATCACGTTCCCCATTGGTTTTAGTGGGCTATCAATCCGAGTCGTCATTTCTGTTGTACACCGGCCAAGGCAACGCCTGTTTCCAGCTGCGTCAAAGGCGTATACATCCGCGATGATGTTGTTCCCGTCGCTGACGCCACCATGCTTGGCCACGTCAATGGATAGCGCATAGCTATCTGCCTCACCGTCAGGGGCCGGAGCCATATCATACCAGACCAGGTCGTCCTGTCCACCAAAAGCGGACCATACAGCTGCCATAACTTTAGATACGCCCACATTGTCATGGACATTGCGCACCCAAATGCCGAAATGCTGCTCATTGCAGATTGGGCGATCCGTGATAGGCACATCTCCCGTTGGCGGCTCGGGGTCTGATGGGGCTTGTGCTGTGCCGGCATAGGCCCGCCAAGCGCTTTCATCACCGTAAAATACATCTAAGTCCAAGCTTCCGCCATAATTGGGCAGTTGACCCGAACTCGTGTACTGATACATGGACGCACAGCCCCAATAAGCAATATTTTGCATCGGCGCGTCTGAATTGTACGACATCGCGTTGTAGCCATTATAATACCCGGCAACCCATAGGCCGTAGTCCCCAGCGGCCACAGCGGACCAGTCGCAGCCGGTCACAACGCTGGAGCTCATGTAAATCAGCGGCTTTACGCCAGTAAGCGCAAACACATGGTCCAAGAATGCTTTGGCGTAGTCAACACTGCCAAAGGCACTGTTCTCCGCCGCTTCCCAGTCCAGCACGAGTAGCGCCTCTCCCAGGTAACCGCGGATATTGTTTACAAAAAACTCAGCCTCTGCCTCTGCGCCGTTGCCACCAGCATAATGATAGACACCAACAAGCCTACCTGCGGCTTTTGCCGCATGATAATGCTCATCACAATAGGGATTAACGTAGCCCGTCCCCTGTGTCGCCTTGACGATGACAAAATCCGCTGGGACAGCAGCTAAATCAATCCCGGCCTGATAACTCGCGATATCAATTCCGTTTAAACTCATCATTTTCCCCCTTAATTTCTGGCAACCCTGCTACACTGGTCAGGATAGATAGCACCCCGGCCAATCCAGCAGCGGATGCCACCATAATCCAATTGACTTCACCCATCACTGCGGCAGTGCCGATGGTTGCCACGGCGGTCTGTGCCACAGTCTTAACCGCTCTAACGCCTGCCGCTTTAATCCATGTTACTGTTTTTGTACTCATTTTAACGCTCCTTTATAATTGATGAATTCAACGCAATTAAAAAAGACCCGAAGGTCTCTTAAATAATGCACCGTGTATGATCATTCTTTGTACGCTCTTTTGATGTTTTTGCATAAATCCCTATTTGACTCATATTAAGTCCACATAATCTAAATAGGTATGTCCATCATTAATTTGATAAGAAAAATTTTCAATATCGTTCCCGTAGCCTGATATAGTAAATAAATTTCCGATTCCTTCTTGATTGTTAAATAATATTGTTTTAATTTTGCTTCCAATTATTTCAATGTTTGTTATCAATCCATTAGCTCCGGTCACAAGAGTTCCTAAAATAAATAATCCACCTGTCCCATCAGTACCTGCTTTAAATCTACAATTTTTAAAACATAATTTTGCTCCTCTTTCCCATCTTGTGTTATTATGTGTGCTAAATGTTCCTCCATTTGACTTATCTGTGTAACTAAATATACATTGTTCAAAAATCCAATTAGCTCCCTGCTTCAATCCTGATCCGTACACCACATTGTAACTGGCGTTTAAATCTGTTCCTTCGAATATGCAATTTTTGCATATTCGCTTATATTCGCCTTGTCCTGCATCTGCATAATCGTCATGTATTACATATCTTAATTTCTCTCCTTTCACTGTAATATTTTCAAGCCCACAAGTATTCTTAAGATTTAATGCTGATATGTTAACTTTATATTCCGTGTCAATTGCAGTCAATATGATATCTTCTTTGTTTCCAATCCCGCGAATAGTTACAAAATCTTTTACTACCAGCCCTTTAAAGCTTCCATCATCTACCCATTCTTCTTCTGAGTACTCGGATTTAATATCGTATGTGCCTGGATACACCTCTATAATATAATTATTATACTTATCTGGACTTATTGCATCCATCGCTTGCCTAATACCTGTGTAATCTCCTTTGCCATCCGTCTTTACAGTTACTTGTCTAACCGACGGTCCAAGATCTATTCCTTGTCCGTCAATTTTTAAATTAAATATATGCCCATCAATATAATTATCTGGCAAAAATCCATCACAAAACATTGGACTCCATATTATTTCCCCGCCCGAAACATTTAACGTGATATAAATATATCCATCTTTTACTGCCGTTAAATTTCCAGCGACGCCATTATCAGATGTAACATCAGACAAAGCAAATTTAGTTCCATCCAAATTTATCACTGTGCAGTAATAATTAAAAATACCTTTATAGTAATAAGTTTTACCTGATTCTATTTTTATTTTTGGTATATAAGCGGTATCAGATGATATTTGTAACGATTCTGATAATCTATCGTAATATTTTCCAATCGTTGCTTTTGATGTATCGATAAATTGTGTATAATAGTCAATATATTTCGGAGCACTAAGATCAATCGTTTTATCACCAATATTATCTCCGTCTATTTTATATTGATATTCTTCGTAAAAAGTAGGTTTTATCCCAAGTTCTATTTGAAAATCATCAATCATATATTTTTGAACACTAAATCTAATGTAAGCAGCTGTTGACGGAGTTGTAAAAGTTAATGATTCATTTCCATAATAAAATCCAGAAATATAATGTTTGCTGTTATCATAAAATGCCATTTGTAATGATGTATAATTATTTACAACATATGCTGTTGACGCGGATACCTGTATGTAATCGGATCTTGTAAATCCAGTATTTGAAAAAACATATCCGGAACTATAAGAAACATAACTTCCATCTATTACTTTTGATTTGTTAAATATATTTTTTCTTGGCATCATTGTCGCATTTAGTTCACTAATTTCGCCTGTCACCCGGGCCCCCGCCGTGGCATATGTCGTCGTCCCGTCGGACCCCACCCGCATGTCCGACAGCTCCGTTGGGATAGTCCCGTCTCCCGCCGCAGTCGCAAATTGCTCAGCTGCATCGGCGTATCCTTTTGCAGCCTGCTCATGGGTGGCTGCGTTTTGGTTGCTGGTTGCGGCGTTGGTTTCGCTGGCTGCTGCGCTTGTGGCACTGGCCTCCGCCTGTTCCGCTTGGTCTCCCAGCGTCTGCAGTTGCTGGTAGACCTCCTGCAAAATCGCAGGCCCATCATCCCCAAGTTTCGCATTATCGCAGATATTTGGTGCCACAGTAATCAGCTCGCACACCTCAGACTGCCAGATTGGGATGGCAGCATCGGTTTTATGCTCTAGCTGTACCTCAAATCGCAAAATGCCTTTATACCGTGTAACCGCCGAATCAATTGGCCAAGTGTAACCAAGATAGCCCTCTTCCACGACAATATCCACCGATGAGGGGCACGGGGCAAGTGGTATTTTATCCCGCCTTATAAGGTCCGTCTGGATGAACACATTGTAATCCTCCACCACAAGCCCATCCATATCGCTCTTCAGCTTCACCGCTACCGTATCCACCAAATTGTTGTACTGCCGGATAACCACTGGCTCCATCTGAACCGAAGTCCCATCCAGCTTCACGTCAATATATCTCATGGTTATCCCCAATTAGCGCGGAGGTCTGTGCCATTGTTCTTACTGCCTTGATTCCCGTTTCTTTCAGCAAAAAAAACATATTTTGTGCTCATTTTAACGCTCCTTTAAAAAATACTATTTTGTAGTGCATACATAAAAAATCCAACAAGCCCAGTCGCCGCCAACCCAATCAGCCAGTTAAGGGCTCGAGTCTGCATCTCCAATTTGTCGCACAGCGCCGTAATGCGCTCTTCCAATCGGCTGCTTTGCAGCTCCAACTTATCCAGGCGCTCCCCATGGTCATTGATGCGCTTTTCGTGGGTTGCGACAATGTGTTCTAATTTTTCATCATTCATTTTCGCTCCGCTCACTAAAAATATACCGCCGCAGCGCATTAAGATTGACCATCGCCATCCGTACCGGAGATGCCACAATAATCTCCAAGTACTCTGCCGGCAATGTCTTAAGCTCAACATCCACCTCGAGTCCCTGGAGCTCACGAACCTTTGCGGTAAGCTCCGGCTTATCGCCGTATTTGGCGTTAATCTTTTCGTATTCCGTGGCATAGGGCTTATACGCATCCAATAAGGCCTCCGTGTTTTGCGACAATGCAAAAGAGGCCGACACGGGGAAGTCTACCTCCTGAATGGTGCCAATGCCATTGATTAGGGCGATGAGTGTGGCGTTAGATAGTTTCATTTGTTGACTCCTTCGGCGCCATACTGTCCACAATAGCGTACACCGCATCCTCAAGGGCCGTTTGGTCTTCTAGGCATTCCGTCCGGTGCTCCCGGTATGCAGCGCTATTTGATATCGTTCGGCCAATATTAATATTTTTTTGTGCCGATAAACTAATTGATTGATTTTTGTTTTTTAAAGCCATAGTTATTCTCCTTTTTTATGTTTGCTTAAGCCCAACAGACAACTAAATAATTGATACGGATTGTCGTAACGCCCGTTCTGTCGAACGTTGCCCACCATTCTCCACCTAAAAAAGTTGCATCTTGGCAGTGTGCATTAGAAGCCGCGCCATCGCCATTCGATACAAAAACTGCTGTGTTTACAGCACTTGCATTATTAATCCCAAACCAGCTATTGATTTGAGAGAGTGATATAAGTTGCACACTATTTCCTCCGCCGGCGTCACGCACAGCAGTCCCCGCATAGATTCTCGGCATCGTCACCAATGCCCCTTGATATAAAATTGGTTTATAAATATTGCATCGATTTTGAGCAATACCCACAACTTGCGTACCCGAAACAGATAAAGCAAGCAGGCCGTTCCCGTTTATCCTTATATTATTGGTGTTGGCAGTCAGATCCGAATCAACATACCCAGTAACGACATTGTTGGCTCCATCATAAAAATTAATCCTACCCGCACTAGCCTGCATCAGTAATTTACCTGAGGAATTATAGGCAGTAAGTGCCCCACGAAAAGTACCAGTAGCCCCATTCAGCGCCCCAGTAAATGTCAGGTTGCCCGCCACGTCTGCGCTAAGCACCGTCGTCCCCGCATTGTTTTGGATAGATAATCCACCACTTTTGATGAGCAGGCCATCCTTATCCATGACAAATTTGGTGGTGGAAATAGCATTGCTACCGGTAAGGGCACTGGATATTGTCGTTGTCAAGGCGGTTGCAGTCAACTTACTCTCTGCTGTGGAAACGCGTGTTGTTAATGCGGACAGATTAGATGTGGCCGTGTCTGCTGTGGTTTTTGCCGTATCGGCTGTGCTTTGCGCCGTGTCTGCTGTGGTTTGCGCCGTGTCTGCTGTGGTTTTTGCCGTATTAGCAGTACCTTGCGCCGTGTCTGCTGTGGTTTTTGCCGTATCGGCTGTACTTTGGGCTGTGTTAGCCGCAGTCTGGGCTGTATTCGCAGCCATCTGTGCTGTCGTAGCCAATTCAGCCGCTGCCTTGGCATCTACACTTATAGCCGCTGCCGCCACAATCATTTCTTCCTGCCGTTGCCTGTTCTGCGCCACCTTCATAGCACTGTCTGATGTCAGCGACGGAAGCGTTGCACCAAAGGTATATACTGTCCGAGTCGGATCATTTATATCAATCGTCATCTTCACGCACATCATGGGCTGATACACTCCGTGGGGCTTAGAACTTACTAGCACCCATTCATTTAGACGAATCGGTTTCACCGTCGGATCCACATTATGCAGATCCACAGCTTTGATATTGACACTCTCTATTACCTCAGAAGACGTCTGTAAATCATTTATCGAAGCATTCAGCAACTCTGATGGTGTTGTCCCATCATAACTGCGCGCTTCGGTGATGTGCCCGTACAAATTAACGCCCGCAGAAAACGATACATGGTCGCCCTCCTTGTAGCAGCTCCCATAATCCCCATCGCGCAAGGACGTAATATCAATCGCATTGTTGTCGTTATCTGTCCCTGTCGGGATGATATCAGTAATGATGTTTGATGCGTCCCGAGTAGTGGCATAGTCCAGCAAATTTGTTCCAAATTCAATGGATTGTTCTGCATCTGCTCCGCCAAACTCCAGCAGGTCAAGTATGCGCTCACCATTGTCCATGTAACAGTCAATGTAACAAGGCAGAGCATCCAGTAATTTTTCCTTGATCTCCTGTCCCGTCGTCGGGTGCTGGGTGCTGCTGCGGGTCAATCCGTATCCCGTTTCGCATTTACCGATGACAAATTGTTTATTCGCATCGCTCTGGCCATTGTGCTGGCTGACGTACCAGCGAAAGATATTATCCCCCTTCACAACGGTCCAGTTTTCATCATCGGACGCATACGTTCCATAGGCCCGCACAACGCTGTCATTTAAATACGCTAATTGGCCTTCGCAAGTCACATTCGTTACGGTCTGCATATCTTTTCCGTCGGATTTGATCCGGCCGCGAAAAACCTCTACAGTATCATCCATCACGGTCACTTCGTGGCCCGTATCCATGGCCTGGAGCTTCCCGAAAAGCGGATGCGCTGGCGCTATTTTAAACGTAAGGGTCCCCGCCGTATTGGACTCCAACTCCACCTTACACTCGGTCACCCGGCGTTTATCGTCCCGCGGATCATGGAGCACCTCACCATCATAAAACAATCGATACATCGTGTGTCTCCTTAAAAAATACTATGCAGTTCTTTCCCACATATACACCGCTTTATAAGGTGGCAAAATCTTCCCAGAATAATCCTGACTGGCCACCATCACCCGGTTAGCAAAACCCGTAACTTGAGATAGGCCGTATCCGTCTGCTTCATCGCCGGATTTATGAACACCCATTGTTTTCTGCCCACCGGTGGTCCCTTCCGCAAAGTCAGATCCAGCACCTACCAAAAATTTGTTCTGAATCGCCGTCCATGTCCCCCCAATAAAGGTGGAAGGATTAGTCGATTTTGTGCTCTGATAGATCGTTCCAATCGGATACAAAGCGTCAATAATATTAAAATTAGCCGCAAGCGCCGATATGGTGCTTTGCACATCATCGGTCACCGCCGGGCAGGTCATTTTCATAAGGGTTGTTTTCGTACTCATATATGCTCCTTTTTAATTTAAAGTTCGTAAATGTCGTATTGTATATAAACACTGTATTTATCGCCAGATGTTGCAGGATGGGATAAATCCATCCACGTTTTCCCTTCCAGGTCCCACCACGTCTTACCACTGTAATTTATCCATCGATCATAAGCCTGTAGAGGCTGATCACCGGCACACAAGACACTCAACAATTTATCGGCATAATTGGCCCATATTTTCCCCGTGTAGTATTCCCAGGTTGCATAATTGTATTCAGGGTAACTGTTTAAAACCACTTCATTGGTTCCGCCCCGAAACCAGAGATCTTTAATCTTATAGGTCCCCGGCTCCAAGGTGTAAGTCTCACCTTCAAATGCCACCAGCGTGGTGTGCTGCACTTCAATCGTCGGACAAACGCGCTTCCGGCCGTTTTCAATACTTACAACCACACCCCCAGCGGCATTAACCAAAAGGGTGCGGATTTTATAAAACTTATACGGCTTAGCCGAAATCTTCAGTGTTATCGTCCCATATCTGTAGTTGTTCGGGTATTTATCAATCGTAATCCGTCCGGTATAGGTATATCCAGTGTCCCAGGACAGGGTAAATGGCAAGTTTTTACCGTGCCACAATCTGGATAATTTTGTTTTTTCTCCTTCAATTTTTGATTTCTCCCGGCTGGTTAGAAGGAATGTGTATGTCATATTGCGGTTGCTGTAGACCAGATCCCCACCAAACTCCGATAAATCAATCTGGCCATCCCCGCCGGGCACATCCACCGTATAGATTTTAGGTTCTGGTGGTTCCTCGGACGCTTCGGTTAGAATGAGCCCATACGTATCGTAGGTTCCTTCACCATCAATAAAAATTTGATCAACCATATCAGAACCCCCTAGAAGCGGCTGCCTGCCGGATGCCCAATTGCGTATCCATGCCCGGAGCTAAGCTTTTGTTTATTTTATCTTTGTCTAAATAGACGTTGCTATCTTTCCCTTTGATATCGACCAGCAGTTGCATGATCATTGCCAGAGAATTGCCTTCACTCGCCCGTCCCGGTGTGCTCTGAGCTGTCATCGCTGACGTCACAGCGATTTGCGCAGTCTGGCTGTTTCCCAGCTCATCCGTGATAGCGCCAAGCACATTTTTCACGCCCGGCAGGCCTGCTTTTAAGCCGGTAGCCAAGGACTGCATAATCCACTGACCATTAGGGATAAGCAGGGCCAAGTCATAGCTCTTTGGCCCTTTATGTTCCGCAATCCATGTGCCAATGCCTGAAACAAAATCCTTGACCGTTTCAAAAGCACTCTTGATTCCAGACAACAGCCCGCTCATGATATTGGACCCGGCATCCCAAAGCCAGGAACCGGCATCTGAAAAAAATCCCATCACAGTGCCTGGTAGCCCAGATACAAATCCAACAACGGCATCAACTGCACCTGATGCAGCAGAACTTAAGCCGCCCCAGATGCCCTGGAAGAACCCTGTTATCCCGCTCCATATGCCTTGAATGGCAGAAGCTGCTGAACCAAAAACGCCTCCAAACCATTCGCCAACGGCTGAGAACACAGCACAAATCCCATTCCAAATACCTTGGAAAAATCCGACAATGCCTCCCCATACGGCCTGAATAAGTGCTACGGCTCCTGAGAACACGGCAACGATTCCATTGAGAATGCCGGATACGATAAAAATTAATCCCTCAACAACTGGGATTACAATGGAAAGAATCACAGTAACCACCTTAACAATCGGCGGGATGATAAAATTCAAGAAATTAAGGACGGCCCCAAAGAATTGCATCAAGATTGGGGCCAATTGACTAACTACCGGCCCGAGTGCCGTCTTCATGCCATCAAAGGCTTTGCCGATGGTTTCGCCTAGTCCGCTGGCTTTTACCATATTGACCATGGTAACAAGCACATTACCAATCCCAGATATGATAGGGCTAATTCCGTTAATCACGCCGGAGATATTGGTTTGCCCAATGGCATCCATAACCCCCGCAAGTGATCGTGAAATGGATGTCTTGACATTGGCAAAAGCGGTAGCGATCCCGCCGGTTGCATCCTTAGCCTGTTGGCTAAATGACGCGAAGCCATTGGCCCCGTTCTGATCCAGATTAAGCATGGCGTTGTTAAAATCATCCATCGATACCGTGCCATTTTGCATAGCCTCATACAGAGACTGACTATTCGCCGTCGGCCCCAAAAGCGCCTGGGCCACCTGGTTAAGCTGCCCCGGCATCACTTCTTGGAGAGTTCGCCAGCTTTGCAAATCAACAGCCCCTTTTGAAAGCATCTGGGCGTACTGCTCCATGGCACGCGTCTGATCAGCCGTACCTTTTCCCGAAGCCAATAGCATATCGTTAAAAGCCAACCCTATATTCGTGGCCTCATCCAGCCCACCGGTTAGTGGGGCAATCTGCTGCACCATGCCAGTCATACTATCCAAGGATGTTGGCAGTCCGGTCAGTCGGTCACTCATCTTTTTTATGGATTTTGATGCATCTTCAGATGAATACCCCAAATTCTGCATCACCTTCGGAAAGTTATTCATGGTGTCGACACGTGAAATGGCACCCCCCATGGAATTTGAAATCACACCCATCGCTTTTGACGTCACTGCGGCCGCCGCTCCTGCAATGGCTCCAGCACCAAGCAACCCAGAGGCAAATCCGCCCCCCGCTTTTCCGCCCATCGTTTTCCCGGCTCCGCTGGTATCAACCTCTCCAAGTTGTTTTGTTATACTGGCGGCTGCGCCTCTTAGCGATGGAATCAGTGTAATATATGCTGTTGCTAACTCAGCCATAAGAAGCCTCCTTTCTGGGTTGACTCAAAATTTTCTGGCATTCCTTTACTGTATAAGATGGACTTCTCCGGGTTTTACTGGCCCCGGATTTTTGAGCCTCATCCATGCCCGGTAAAACAAAGGGTTTAGGGCACTCTGTTTTGCCGGTACTTGTTAATGCCCACGCCAACAAACTTACAGTGTTCGAAACATTATTCAAAAGAATATCCTTAACGTCCCACTTATTGGCGGGATTTGTCGCGGTCATACACCGGGACCCGGCTGGCAGTTGCGCTGCCAGATCCATTGCCTCGCTCACGCTGATGGACGTGCCGATTTGGTCCGCACTCACATTATAATAAGCCCTAAAATCCGCCCGCAGCTCCGCCCTATACCGGGCCCTGAACACCGCGAGCACCATCAGTTTTTTTGGCCTAATTCCTCCATCATTTTTTCAACCCATTCGGCCATCGCTGTAACTGTCAATACCTCTTTGTTCCCCTTAAGTTCGCTTTTAATCCGAGTATAATCGTCTCCAAAAATCCGCCGCATCAGGGTAACAATCCGGGCCCCATTGCCGTCTTCAATGTCAACAATGGTTTCTAAAATGTCCATATCGTCAAAAACCGCCGGGTCCAGGGTCACGCGGACCCCGTCAACCACGACGGTTTGAATGCTTGTTCTATCTTCTGTTTCCATCTTTTTAAGCTCCAGTACTTGCAATGTAATCATAAGCTGTATTGCCACTTGCGTCCGGCAGCGCCGTAATCGTCGTATCGTAACCAATCGGCTCTTTATCCACATATTTGATCTCGCCGATATCCGTTACTTTCCCATTGGGGATCACCGTCCGTTTCACCCGGTTTCCAGTCATGATCATTTCCACGACATAAACATAGGCTTTTCGTTCAAGGCCATTATGCTTAACAGTAGTTACTTTTGTTACACCATCTACCGTTACATTCTCCTCTCCAAATGCCTGCTTTAGCGATGCTTCATTGGTCTCAATCATCGTGAACTCGTAAGTCTCCGTCCGGGATTCCTGTGCACTTAAAACCGTATCCCCGCCCCAAGCCTGGATATCGCTGGTTTTCATTTCAATTTTATTGTTGACACCATCGTCCGATATATAGCCAACGCAGACAAAACTTTCAGGTAACGCTGTCGTCGCATCGGTTGGTAGTGTCTCTGTCGACGGTGCCACAAAAATCGCTCCACCGACCTTTGGTTTGCCGGCAGATACATTGGTTGTTGAGTTATTGCTCATTGTTTATTCCTCCAATCGCTGGCTTATTTGCCAGCATTTAAACTTTTCAGCAGCGAATTATGTTTTTTATTCGATTCCATCGAATGGGCATCCGTTGTTTTAACCATCGCATGTGCCCGGACTTTCCCTTCCTTTACATCCGCTGCATAAACCCCTTTCCCCATGCCATTGGCCTTTTCTTTTATACGTTCAGCCCTGCGCAAAAGGTCCTGCTGTACTCCTCTACTGTTTAAAATTGTTCTGGCCCCCGCGGAATTCATTCTTATTTTAATAACACTCATTTGTGTTCCCCTTTTTTAACCATTGCAATAATACAGGTCATAAATTGCCTGATAGCGGTATTGCTTCGTCGCCGCATCGGTAAAATTATAGTCGCCGTTTAATTTAGATGCACTGATGTCTGGCCGTATAATTATGGCATCCATCGCTGCTTTTACGTCGCCATTCAATTCCGCCGCTGCATACAACGATTCGGCAACACTTTGAAGCGCAAATGTTGCGTTTTTTATATGATTGGATTCCCCTGACCCGGTTTTTTCAATTACCACAAAGGGTAGAATCTTCTCTTCTGGATACTCCATGTAACATGGCACATCCAGCGCTTCATTTAAATAATCCAATACGATTTTTTCAATCATATTTTTCAACCTTCACCTTCATATTCCAATCCAGCGGGATATTGGATTCAATCCCCTGGAGCGGTTCCCCAAAAGTTTTAAAAGACTGGCCAAAAAAATCAACTCGTCGATCCCTCCAGTCGTGGGTATCCCCCTTCGGTATTGCAAGCGTATATACTGCCTTTTTGCCCGTTAAATTAAGTTGATTTACAATATCATCGCTAGATGTTGGACTAACTAGCACATTGTCAACTAGGATCTCCGAATCTTCATAGATTGGCTTTCCGAATGGGTCCTTTCCTGTTTCAATTTTATTAATTAAGGTAACTGTAATTCCTTTAATTTTAGCCATAAAAGTCAATCACCCCGTATCTCTGTTTCCGTAGCCCTAAACGACTTAATTCGCTGTTCTTGATGAATAATCCACCACCTGGTACAAGATAAGAGCCAGACCAGGAATACCCTAAAGCAGATTCACTTGTTTGTGTCATTGGTTCGTTTTCAGTCGACGTAAGCAATGTTCTTGCAACAATATCAACCGTTACCGACTTAACAACGGTAGCGTAGGTTGGACTATCTGCAACCATCTTGTCTAAATCCTTACCAACTTTAGTAGCCTCGACTCGCAACGAATCTGAAACCACTTCAAGCAAAGATTCCGCCCTAATAATTTCATCGTTTTTAAGTGGCCTCCATAAGTCTGTAACATCTTGAATAGTAGCAAAGTCCATTTAATCTACCCCTTTGCTTTAGATTTTGTTGTTGCCTTTACTGGCTTTTTAACTTTTTCAATTTCTTCAATCCAATTTTCGCCTTTAATAACACAAGGACTGTCAATGACAGCCCCCGTCTTGGTATTTTTATATCTAATTTTAAACCTCCTACGCTGTAGCTTCTGTGATTCTAGCAAAGCTTTCAGGGTCCATAATTCCCCAACCTAAGTAAACTTCTGCCCTTAGGTAGACTTGGTTATAACCTTTAAGGTCAAGACCTGAATTGTCAGGGTCACCAAATTGGATAACTTCTAAAGGAATTTGTTTCGCATATCCCCATTTAAAGGAATTTGCGAAGTCTCCCACGATTACACGGTCTCTTAAAGTTGACATGTCTGATACTGTTTTATTAACATTGACTGCAAGTCCGTTAATAGTTGAAGGCTGATTTCCCCATGCTAATTCTGGGAACATTGGATTTCCGTCTGTCTTTGTGATCCCTGCTAGTGCTGAACGGAATGATGGAGAAATAGCCATTCCAGTAATGTCTCCGTCTGAACCAGTTACTAATGCGATCGCTGCTTCTACATTTGCATTTGCGGTAGCCATACCAAGAGCTGATTCTACCGCCTGAGTAACTTTTGAATCAAAATGATTAGTCCCGATTACCGCTGATGCAGTTCCAGTTCTTGGATTTACACCATGCATAGCCATAAGGTCGAGACCTCTAGCTACCTTTTTAGCAAATCCATCGTTAAATGCCTTTAATATAGATATTTTTTCTTCTTCGGATGCGTATATAAATTCGTCTGATACTCTAGCACCATATTCTACTTTAATTGGTACGATTGTCTGTGGTGTTAATGTTACTCCACCATGAGATTTCTTTCCTGATTCTGCTACTACATCAATTTCATTATCCATAGTGAATACAAATTCTTTTTGCCCATTGAATGGGATTGGTGTTTGTCTGGACAAGGTTGCTAGTGAACTTTCTCCCTTTACTTTGTTAACTAAATCTGTTACTAATTTTGGGTCAAATAATGTTCCTTTTTCTAATGCTGCCATAATGTTTTTTCTCCTTTATAATTTTAAATTGTCCAGCATCTCCTTATAGGGTGCTGTGTCGTCGTCTGCTTTTGGTTCTGTGGTTCTTAATGGTAAAGTTTGTTTCTTAGTTATAAATGATGATAAAGTTTCAGCGTCTTTCTTTAAATCTTCTTCTGTTTCGCCTGTTAATTTGCTTGCAAGCTCTAGTGGAATTCCATTTTCATTTGCTATGCGATATTTAAGGTTTTTAGTTTCGTATTCCTTGATAAGATTGTCTTTTTCAGTTAGCTTATCCTCATATCCTTCAAAATCTTTCATTGATTTTTGTAGGTCAGCAACTGTATCTTTCAAGGTTTTGTTTTCTGCTTTTATATCGTCATAGTCCTCAGGCTTAACTGATTGAATTGTTTTTCCATGTTCCTTCATAATGCTGTCAATTACTTCTTTTTCAAGTCCTAATTTTTCTAAAAACTCTCTATTCATACTCATTCTCCTTTTTCGATTTGTTTACGGTGCTACGACACCGATGGGCTAGGTAGCTTTTAACGCCATCCCTAGGCGAATTTATTGCATGAAAAATAGTAGCTAACGTATGCTACCAACGGGATATAGGATCACCTCCTTAAATTATTCCTTTAAGGATATGTGCTATAACATAAAAGCACCCTTTCGAGTGCTAATAACTAATCTTTTGTTTCTTAACTGGTTTACTGCTAGAGGCTGCCCAAAAAGCTAATATTATACTGTCCATAAGTGCAATATCATTTTCTTCTATCTGTGAACGATAACCAAATCCACCACTACTTCCTATATTTCTTTTATCGCAATTTGTAACCACTTGAGATAATGAAGGCTGTCCTCTATGTTTTAAGGTTTGTTGGAATAATCCCTGTTCAAAGGTGGAGTTTGCAACTATGATTTCCTTTACTGTAGGTAGTATAGGTTTTTTAATTCTAGCATCTTTCATTTCATTCGCTAAAATGTTTTGTCCACTTGCACCATCTATTACAACCTCTTGAATATCTGCTTGTTTTAAAAATGCTATTACCCAGTCATTACCTTGCCTTACACTTTGACAATCTATCACTTCAACAAATATATTACCATCTACGGTTTTTACTGCGATACTCATTGCTACATTTGTACCATCATGTCCATATTTAATACCTACGAATAATTTTCCTTTTAATTTTGGAAGCATATCAACTTTTAATTCGTTCCATTCGTTTTCTGATATAGCTGACTTTTGGTTGTAACGAATCCATAAGCCTAATCTTTGGATGTTGAAGTCGATAATATCATCGCCAACTTCATCCATTATCTTTCTTTCGGTCAAATGAAAGCCTAATGATGGATTGGTTGCATACCATAGTTCTTTGTCTCGTATGTCCTTGGCTTCTTCTTCAACACTCCATTCAGCCCATCCTGTATTGAGTGCATAACCGTTCAAGGCGGTTTTTCTAAGATTGGTAAATACCGTACCTGATGATAGCGGTGTTGGCGGTGTTCCGCAAAAAATCGTCTGAGGGTTAGAGCTGTCGGATACGACATATTTCAATGCAGAATTTTCATCATCGGTGTATTCTTGGGCTTCATCAATTATAAGTAGGTCAAACCCTTCCCCCAAACCACCCTTAGATGACCTTGTTCTAAAGTCTATCCTCCCGCCAGTCTCAAGCCTTATATTTTCTACCCCTGTGGCTTTTATGGATTGATATTCAATTTTTGCCTTATCTAACAACCTGCATAATCTGTCCCATGCCATATGGCTTGTAGTAGTCCTGTGCGCCGTATGAAGTATTTTCTCGCCGCTTACCAATCCCCACAATTCCCTTTGAGCTAAAACTTCATTTTTCCCATTTCTACGGGGTAACGAATAACCGAATTTAGTATGTACCCATAAACCATCCTCGTCTATTGCCATTATAGGGTTTAATAGATTTTCTTGCCATTCTATAACTGTGTTACCTGTAAATGAATATAGTTTAATGGCTTTATTCCCTAATGTTTTTTTAAATGGTAATATTAATGATTGTGTAGGTTCTTGTGAGCCTATTCTTTTAGTCATATCGTCATTCCTTTCGCCTTTTCCTAGCTAGGGAATAAGTTATTTTATCCAATTCTTTTCTTTTTTCCACCGCCGGGGTCATACTCTACTGTACATCTACAATACCTATGCCTTCTGTAGACGTCATCAGGAATATCTGGGGAATAATAAGTACCTGCTACTTCCCTACACCAATCACAGCAATCTCCTTTTACTATTCGTGTAACACTTGGTACTAGTCCTAACCCTTTATGGAATTTTGTATTCTTTTTTACTGCATCATCGGCTACTGCTTGTGTAAAGTTTCTAACTGGTTCGTCTAATATCCACTTGATATCGTCAAATGATTCTGCTTCATCTAACCTATTAATTATTCCATCTATTCTACTTTGATTTAAATCTGGAACTTGTGCTTTAATTCTCATACCCGCTTGCTTGTTTAGGATTTCTTGAACCATCACTGCATTGTCCGAGACAATATTATAATTATTAACCATCATTGGCTCTACTGTTCGTTTTGCAATATTATAATACATTCTTCCATCGGGTAGCATATCTTGGGATAGGTTTCCTTGAAATACTTCTGCTAGAATATCCCCAACCTCAATTGATAAATCATTTACCTCGGAATAAGTCGGCTTTCCGTCTTTTATTGTAGATAGTATTTTCTCTACCTTTTTATTCTTATTGTACTTTTCATTAAATGACTTTTTCAACTTTGCTAATAGTTTAGGTGCTATATCAATCATTATTCTTCACCTTCTATTCCTGTGATATCATGTAAGTTTTCTTTACCAAAGTAACCAGGTACACTTTGATTTACCTTTATAATTCCATCACCAACAAGTGAAATTGTAGAAGCATCTGGCTTGAATACTGGTTGCCATTTTGCCTTTGTTAGGTATAATTGATTTCTTTTGTACGGGTAGTCATCTCGCAAACAAGATGCTAAATATCCAACATTTAAAAACCCTAATCCAAAGTCTCTTTGGGCCTTTTCTGCTGCTAGCCTCAATGCTTCGTGGCTCGCCTTGATCGCTTCGGCACTTGATGGATTGTCTGTATAAAATCCTAAGTCATCTAGTGTCAAGCCTGTTTCCCCAGCAAACCCACTTGCAGCATTCTTTAGTTGCTCGGTAAACGGAGCCATTGACTGTTGCTGGAATTGCCCCAGCTTTGGAGAATCGCCATTTTCATCCTTTGTGAACTGGAGCATGGCCGATATAGTTGCTTTCCATGCATCCATTGGTTCAGCGTCTTGGCTTAACCCTACTACATACTTTTGAGGGAATGAATAAAATTCTGATGCTACATCTGCTCTTTCTAATGTTCGCTTTGCGTATCTCTGCCAATATATAGCTGATTTGGTTATTCGTGACCTTCCAAATTGTCGGCTTGAATCTGGCTTGTGAATAATTGGAACTAGTAATGGGTAAGGTGCGTTATTTTCTGTATAAGTTGCCAATTTACCATCTACATAATAATCAGTTCTACCTGCTATAAAGTATAATTCCTCTATTGGATTGCCATAATCATCCCTTGATAAGACTGTATAGCCTTCTGTTAGCAATCTTGTTATTGGGTCTAATATTCCAGTTGCTTCACTCCCTTGGATGACTTGCAATCTTGGGATATCTTCTTCACCTTCGCTGATATATACAAAGCTACATGAATTTACTAAAGCCGATAACATGGCATCATCAAATAAAACATCAGAACTATTCATCCGGAAAATTTCATTTATATTAAAGTTGTCATTTGCAAACTCTCTAAAGACTAATCTATCTGCTATACTATCAACTGCCTTTGCACACCAACCTAGAGTGGCTCGGTACTGCATTCTTAATGCTGGTGGGATTGCTATGCTTGGTTCTATTTCGGTATTTTTCATGTCATATCTTAATTGCCTACTTAATGCTCCTCGTCTGTATCTTTGGAGCTTTTTTCTTAAATATTCTATACCTTGCATGTTATCCTCCTTTCAGGTGTGTTAATCTTTTAATTCATTTAGTATCATTTCAAGGTTTGATTTTTCCTGCGATTTGTTACCATCTTGATTTATCCTTTTTAGACCTGCTGGCGTTAAGCCTAGTTCTCTGGAGTATGAGATTATATCGTCCCTTAGTTTTTCAAGGGCTAAATACAGTGGATTTTTTACTATATTGGTAGCCCCATTTTTATTGGTGTGCTTAACGACAATATTGCCACCTGTTTTCTCAAAGGTTTCTACAGTGGTTTGATAGTCAACTAACACCTTCGCTAATACTTCAATAGTGTAGCTAAAGCTAATGTTATAAGTGCCTACTGCTCTCATTTTCATTTTAATTTCCTTGATGTACTTATCTACCACTGCATCACCTCCTTATTGTATGACACATCATTTATATATTCTATTTTTAGTTTATTCATAATTTTACCCCCTCTTTATAAAATGTTCCATGAGAAAATGTGCACA